ACGTAAATCTGGACGTAAAACACGTAAGTCCGCACGTAAATCTGGACGTAAAACTCGCAAGTCCGCACGTAAGTCCACACGTAAGTCTGTACGTAAATCAAAGAGAAAATCTTTTTTATCTAAATTATTTAATTAGTCTAGTAGTGATATTAGATGAGTCGTGCTTATTTGTATATCTTTTACTTCTCTTGTTTTATCAATATTTGTTAGATATTTTAAAAAACTAAAAGCATAGTATAAAGCGTTTTCTATTTTATTTTTATTTTTATTTATAAAATCAAGTGGTGTTTTTTGGGCACCTGAAATAACCCAAGGTGTTTCGGAATCTTTCATATTTTTATATATATCTTTCTTGTAAAGATAGAGAATAAAAACAGATATAGAATAAATATCTAAATATTTATAAAAATAAAAAGCATTTTCTCTATTTTTAAATAATATTTTTGATCGTTTAAATTTATAGGGAAAATCGTATTTTAATGAAATAACATTATTATATCCTTCTCCATAAGGAAGATCTTTTCTAAAATCATTTACACTTTCTGTATCTATATATTCAATATCAATTTCACCATCTTCTTTAATATAAGCATATAGATTTTGAGGTTTTATGTCACCATGATTTAATAGGCTATCATGAAATAATTTTATTTTTTTAAGAAGTATTTTATATAGATTTATTATACTTTTATTTGCCATTTTTCTTGATTTAATGAGAGCATATAAGTCTATACCTGAAACATATTTTAACATTATAGCGACCTTTCCATCTTTTTGTTTTGATCCTATAAAGTAATTTTTATAAAAAGGGGATATTTTCTTTATTTTTGTAAGAGACTCTATTTCATTTAATAAAAACTTTGATCTATTCTCTCCTGATACTTTTATAAAATATTTCTTTCCATTTAATTCTGGAAAAAATACTTGATTTTGAGATGATTCCTTATTAAAAGATTGAATGGCATCATCTAAAAGTTTATCTAATTCTTTTTTCACCATGACTTTAAATTATTTATATACTTATATATAAATAATAATTTATCTTACTCTTTCATAAAAAACCATATATGTTTCTTGAATACAGTTTATACCATTTATTTCATTTACTCTGCTATCATCTGCTAAATTATATTGATCATTTCTTTTAAATCTTGATATGTAATGTCCAGATCCAAGGACGCCATAATGTTCTACTGTTCCGACTAATCTATATTCAACTTCACCGTTACTAAATAATTCAGGATAATTTATAATTTTCTTTCCAAAATATTTATTAAAACTCAAAACAATAACAGGGGGTAATCCATAAATAATTTTATTTTGTTCGATTGTACATTTTGTTTTACAGTTATCACAGTTAACATTATCTATTTTTTCACTATATTGAAAAAATTCTATAATGTTATTATTAATTAAAGTATTATAAGATATATCTTTGGTTTCTTTTTTATTTCCACAATTCTGACATGTACTTATTATCTTATGTTGACATTCAAATATATTCTCAAGCTTCATCAAATCAACCATAAAAATAAAATACTCACTACTACTTTGATTTCCTTGTACAATATTATATTTTTGTAATACTTTTGTAGTAAATGTCATATCCCAGAAATCGTTGATAATATTATATAGAAAGTCTGTAAATAATTGGTCCTTCTTATCGTATAAAATAAATTTTAAAAAATTCTTTGATGACAATAAGCATTGCATTAAAGAATTAAAATAACAAATTGCTCCTGTATTATGAAATCCTAAAGCCGGAATTTGAAGAACTTTTTTGTCTATAAGAATAGGTTCATTATATATTTTATTAAATTCCATTTTTATTGTTTTAAATCATCTTTAAACAATAAAAAAATAAAATTGATTTAAAATATAAAAATATAAATAAGAAATAAATAACAAACTAATAATGAGTTCATTTCATACTAAATTTGACAGTCTTATCAAGGATTTTTGCAAGGAACTTGCATCTACTTATTCTCTGAATGAGCAAGATCTTTTTTCTATTTGGAAAGGGGAAAAACCTATTAAGAAACAAACTACTCTTAAACAATTTACATCATCATCTGTTCCGTCTGAAAGTGACATTTCTCTATCTTCCCAACCAGAAAAAACATCTCATAATTCCATGTCCTCTCAACCAGAAGATCGTGATACTGAAATTACAAAGGAAAAGATTATGGTAGCTAATAAGGATATGCTATCAGCTATGTGTAAGAAGAAAGGTTTAAAAATGTCTGGAAAGAAAGAAGATCTTGTTCAAAGATTAATTGATCATTTATCTTCTTCATCATCTTCTTCATCATCATCTTCTTCATCAAAATTGTTATCATCCTCCTCTTCCTCATCTTCTTCATCAAAATTGTTATCATCCTCCTCTTCCTCCTCATCCTCATCTTCCTTATTAAAAAATAAAAAGATTGACAATGAACCATCTGTTATTAAAAATATTAAAGCAAATGTGAGTGAAATTGCTATTAGAAAGAATAAGTATGGTAATTTTGAACACATGCAAACAGGTCTTGTTTTTAATAGTGATAAGATGGTTTATGGAAAACAACAAGATAGTGATATCATTCCTCTAACATCTGAGGATATTGAGTCATGTAAAAAGTATAAATTTAATTATAAGTTACCAGAGAACTTAAATATTTCTAAGAATTTGGATGATATTAATATCGATGATGTTGAAGAAGAGGAAGATTTAGACGATGAAGATTTGGAAGATGATATTGATGATGTAGAAGAAGAGGAACCATTGGATGATGATGATAAATAAATAAAAATGAAATCATATAATTTTTTAATTAAAAAATTATATTCTTAATATTCTTAATATTCTTAATATTCTTAATATATGTCAAAGAAAAGCAAGATAAGTACTAAAAAAATATCTAATGGATGTGACTATAAAGAAGTTGATAATGTTTTACATATAGTATATAATGATATTATTCCAGATGATATAATAAAGATTGCCGATGTATATGAAGGGAAAATTGATAATAGAATAGGTATTAATTTCCCTATGGATATAGTAGATAAATATAATCAATTAAAAAAATATAATTGTAATTATGTTATTGTCTATAAAAAAGGAGATAAGTTAACAAAGGAGCATGAGTTAATGCATGCAAAGTATTATATGGATGAAAATTATAAAGAAAAAATAAAAAAGATATGGATAGATATGGATGATAAGAATAAAGATAAAGTTAAAAAAATGTTAAAAAAGATGGGTTATCCTGAAAATGAAGATATTTTAATAGATGAATTTCAAGCATATTATTATACAGAGAAATTAAATTTTTTTGGTAAATTTTAATTCATATAAGAATTAAAATTTAAGTAAGTATAAGACCTTTTATATAAAGATAGGCAGCTGGGTGTATTCCATATATATGAAATGGAAATTCTTTTAAAGATGGGTTTATATGTTCCCATATAAAATTATTATAATCCAATTTATCGTTTTCTATATTAAAATTATCAATTGTTATGATATAGTATGTACCATATGTATAGATATAAGTTTGCAAGTGATCTACATTATTATCAATACTTCGACTAATATAGAGAGTAAATTTTGTATTGTTGCATCTTGATCCTTTTAAAATTAAAATGTTTTCACTTCTTCCAACAGTGTCTATATTAAAAATATTTATATTCATGTTTTATTACTTCAATAGTCTTTAAAATAATAAAACATTAAATGTTTTATTATATAATTAGGAAAGATGGCTCAAATATCAATTACTTTATCAAAAAATCCAAGGTTAGCCTGATGAGATACAAGAATTACTAATTTTCCTTTATATCTTTCTTTTAAGTTTTCTAAAACGATGCTTGTTGTTTCAGCATCGAGTGATGAAATACATTCATCAAGCAATAGAATTCTATTATTTATAATTTCAGAAAAGGCTAAAGTAAAAGCTAAATTGACTCTATCTCTTTCTCCTCCTGACAAGTAAGATAAGTCTCCGTTAATTTGTCTATATGTAAGATTAAAATTAAGTGATATTTTTTCTTTTCCTGTACTTTTACTTTCTTGAGTTGTTTTTAGTTCAACTTTTATATCTTCGTCTGGGAAAAAGTATTCCATATAAATTGATGTATGATCATTAAGAGAGTCAATAAAGTCTGATATACATTGTTGTTCAGCATTTTTTACATGCTCTCTCAACTTTACTAAACATCGTAGACGATCAGATAGTTTTTCTTTATTCAAAGAGCATATTTCTATGTTTTCTTTAAGATCATTATATTTTTCATTTTCTTTATTATTTCTTTCCCATATGTTTAATTGTTCAATATATGTTTTATAAGTGTTTATTTTTTCTGAATAGATTTCAATTTTTTCTCTATCTATTCTTAGCAGTTCAGAATAATCTTTATTCTCTTTATTGTATTCTTTAATAGAGTCAAGTTCATTTGTTAATAATATATATTTACTAGTTAATTTTTTTATTTGTGAATGCTTTTCCCCAAGAAGACTTATTTTTTTAATACAGTCTTCGTACTCGATATCATTATTAATTTTATTATGATTGGTATTGTTAGTAATTTTAGAAAGTTTTAAAGTAACAATAGATAATTCTTTTTTCATATCTTCAATTAGTTTATCGTTTTGTAGTGAATATAATTTTTTTGACAAGTCATCAATAGCTTTTAAATGACTATTCATAAATTCTACTTCTTCTAATATTTTTTCTTTATCACATTCTATATCTCTTCTCAAAGTATCTAATTTATCAAATAGATCGTTATATTTCTCTTCTTTTTGTTGGTAAATAATTTGTCTTTTTTTATAAGATTGAATAGTCATATCAGAAGCTTTTACAAGTTCTTTTAATTCTTCTATTTCAGATTTAAGAAGAGGTATATTTGTATCTGTAATAGAATGTGAAAGAATGAGTTTATCATTTTGTATCTTTAGGAACTTATTACAAGAAGGGCATGAATATGATTTTTCCAAGTTGGATAATAATTGTTTCTTTCTTGTTAATGTTTCATTATAAGACTCGTATTTTTTTTCTTCTTTTTCTATTTCTTCTTTATAGTTTGTAGAGTCAGACAAATCTTCTTCAAGACTTGCTATATTATCCATTAGATCTATACATTTTTCCAATTCTAAAACACGACTTTTAGATACTGATCTAACTTTTGATATTTCATTTATTTTTTCTAACTGTTTTTGTATTTTTTCTATTTCATGATCATTTAATTCTTGTATATTATTATATTTTCTTCTTAATTCTTCTGATTTTTCAGTTAAAATTGTATATTCCTTATTTTTTATATAATAATTTTTAGATTCTTCTAATGATTCTAATGATGATTCTATTTCTTGAATATTATGAAGATTATGAATTTCTTTATAGAGAGGATTTGATTCTACTTCTTCAAGTTGATAATCTAATCTTTTTCTTTGTTCATTATATTTTGAAAAAAATACTTGTTCTTCTTCTAACTTTTTAGTTTTAATTTTTATTGTTTTAATATTTTTTTCAGATATATCATGGTTTGATTTTATTTTTTCAAATACCTTTATAAAGTTTCCCTTATTTATTTTTACCTTATCAATTGTTAAAATATCTTGTTCTATTAAGAACATTGTTTTGATAAGACTTTCAAGTGTATTTTGTTTTGATTCTTCCATTGTATGCTGTGTTTTTGTATTTGATATTTCTAGTCTTATTTTTTCCTTAATTCCATTAATATCGTAATTAGTGAGAAGTAATTTTTCTAAAAATTCCATCTTATCTGAAGGAGATAGTGAAACAAAAGAATTAATATTATCTTGGTCTATATAACTTGTGTTAGCAAATTCTTCTCCAAATAAAGAATTAATAATAGATTGAGCATCATCGTTTTCATATATCTTTCCATCTTTTTCTGCTGTTAATCGATTTGGACCTCTGCTTCGACTAATAGTTATACCATCTATTTTAATAGATACCTTTGTAGTTTTTTTATTAATAGTAGTTATATTTTTTAGTTTACCTGTAATAACGTATAGTATAGAGTTGAGAATTGTACTCTTACCTCTTCCACTTCTTCCATTTATAAGACATATTCCTGAACTCGGTATTGAAATATGTTTCGATTCCCAAAAACGAAAGTTAGTTAAAGAAAGTTCAAGTGTCATTTTAGTTTTAAATTCTTAATTTAAATATAATTTATAATCAATTTTAAATATAAATAATATGAGTATTTATAATATACCTATCTATATAGTCTCTTATAAAAATAAAGAGAGAAAAGAAAGGATGATAAAAAGATTTTCAAGTTTACATTTTAATAATATTAACTTTGTAAATGAGGTACATTCTAATGATGATAGAATAACATGTTTTTCACATCTTGAAAATTATTATAAAATAGAGAAAAGAACATGGTCTATTATGCTACAACATTTAGATTCAATAAAAAATTTTTATGAAAATGCTGATTATAATCAATATAATCATTGTATTATTTGTGAAGATGATATATTTATTTCGAAAGATCTTGGTAGCAAACTAAGTGATATTATAAAAGATTTTAATTCTTTATCTTTGGATGTTCTAATGCTTGGATATTTATTACCATTTAAAATTGATACAAATTCATCTTATCATTTAGAAAATTTTCCTCTATTATCAAGTACTGAAAAAAATAAAAATTCTTATACTATACATAAATATCCAGATGATATATGGGGTACACAAATGTATATGATATCAAGAGAATACGCAAAGTTTATATTAGAAAAGTTTACTAATCTATACGCTTATTATAATTTAGATAAACCATACAATCCGGATTGGGTGATTACAAAAAATGGAAATAGAGCTCTTATTACTCCTATGCTTGCTGTAGAGGAAGGGGATAATTTAAGCGAATGTTATTCACAAAAAGTATATCATAAATTATGCTTTGAAACACAATATGATTCTGAAATATATATATAAATTTAAAAAATAGGTTTACATTTAAAAAGATTTTTAAATGTCCGATATAAAATTTAATGTATTTTCAAGAACTGGAAAGCATATTCAGATTTCAGCTAATGATGAAAAATATAAAGACGCTCTTAAACTTATTGGTTCTAAAAAGATAGGAAAAAATAGTTGGACATTAAAAACAGAATTACTAGAAACACTTGAATCGCTAATTACTAATTTAGGGGGAAATTGTGAAAAACAAAAATTAATTGATGATAGTAACTTTGATATCAGATCTCGATCAATAAAGTTACTATCTAAAAAAAATGAAAGCATACTTTTAAAAGAAAAAGAAGCTGTTAATTTAAACTCAAGTCTTGTACAATCTAATTCTAAAGTTGAACCAATACAATTAAGTAAAGTTGCCGAGTCGAGTAAAGTAAATCTTCCCAGTAAAGTTGCCGAGTCGAGTAAAGTAAATCTTCCCAGTAAAGTTGCCGAGTCGAGTAAAGTAAATCTTCCCAGTAAAGTTGCCGAGTCGAGTAAAGTAAATC